CTTGTTCTGGGCACTCGGGTCACGTGACTCCAGAATGTGAGTGCGATACTGAATACCTTCAGCGGAATACTCCGGAGAAGCACCACCAAGAGTGAAGCCACTAAACTCTCCAGTCATGCCATTGATGTTCTTGAACACCCAAGGAGAGTCGGGGAAGGCCACTGAATCACACATTCGGTCAACCGCAGCGTCATCCCCATTGACTGCAACTGTGTCCTCAGGCAGAATCTGGTTCACGATTGATGAGACAACGGCACGGCGCACGCTGTTCAAGGCCCAGGTGTAACGATCACCAGAGTTTTGCATGGTGCCCATTGGGCCATGTTGGCTTCGGGCGTTGAGTCTGCGTTCAGCATACTCTTCCATGTACCAACGTGGGAAACCGGACCGTCTCATGACATGCAGATCAAAATTGAGCACGCCTGCATCACATCCGACGTCCCATCTGGTCACGTCAGAAGCATAAACACCATTGCCAACGCGCCAAGTCTTCTGGTAGGCCTCAATGAACTGATCGGGACTCATTCGACGGTAGAACAGGAAATTGCTGGGAAACGCTGAGATGATCTCGTCCTCAAGGAAAAGGGCGAACGGAGCGTCCCCAAGAGTTTGTTTGATGTCGAACTCATGAATGAGTTGGCCGGGCATGGCCTCCTTCTTGTCTTTCTTTTCGCTCTTCTTGATGACCTGAGCCTTGAGTGAAATGACAATATCAGAGCCAGTGCGATCTGGGTTGTGGGCAGCCAGCTTGTCTAAAACGGCTTTCTCTGGTCTTCCAGCACAATACTCGCGAATTGCACGTTCGCAGTACTGTTCGAACTTGGCTGCGCCCCAGGTCGGTGGGTTGGGCACCAGCCGATCATACTCATCACACATGTCAGAGCGAGAACACCTCTGCATGCGTTTAAAATTCTCCACCGCGGTTTTAGTGTTCAGTCGAGCCGCAATGGAATTGAAGTAAGTCGAAGTGTCCGAACGTTTGTGCACCGGAGGGTTGACGAAAGCCACTTCCTTGAACTGGTCCGTGGCACCACCTCTACCAGGCGG